ATAAGAGACAGCCTATAATCCCCCCTTAACCTCCCCCGAAAAGAAAGAGAGAGGGCGCGCTCTGTCGGTGGCGGTGGGGGAATTTGAAGACTCTACTTAGGCGAGAGGTGGTGACATGGCTGCACGGCTGACGGACAAGCAAAAAAAGAAAATCATTGCTGACTATGTGCAGTTGGGCAGCTATAACGCTGTCTCCAAAATCAACGGCGTATCTGCTACCACGGTCAAGAACGTTGTGCTGAAAAGTGCGGATTTTGTGGAAAAGTGTGAACAGAAAAAAGAGGAGAACACCGCCGATATCCTGGTCTACATGGAGAGTCAGAAGGGACTTGTGTGCGAGATTATAGGCAAGGGGCTGGCCGCGCTCAACGACCCCGAGAAGCTGGCGGAGGCCACGCCGGCGCAGATCACCACGGCGCTGGGGACGCTGATTGATAAGTTTACGGCGCTGGAGGCGGCGAAGCCCAAACAGGAGGAGACGGACGGGATGACCCTGTCCGACAAGCTGGCGGCCATCAGAGAGGCGGCGAGGACGATTGACAACTGACAAGCTGGCCCGGTTGGCCGTCTGGTACAACCATCTGAGGGACACCAGCAACGACACCTTTATGCCCCTGTTTGCCTGTGAGAGCCGCTATCTGGTGCTCAAGGGCGGAGGCGGCTCTGGCAAGTCCATCTTTGCCGGGCGCAAGGTGCTGGAGCGCTGTGTTTCAGAGCCGGGACACCGGTTCCTAGTGTGCCGCAAGGTGGCCAAGACCCTGCGGGAGAGCTGCTTTGCTCAGCTCCGGGGGCAGCTTGCCGAGCACTACCCGGACTGCGGGGCCGTGGTCAACCGGGGAGAGCTGCGCATTGTGTTCCCAAACGGCTCCGAGATACTTTTTGCCGGATTGGACGACGTGGAAAAGCTCAAATCCATCTACGACATCACCGGGATATGGATTGAGGAGGCGTCGGAGCTGCTGGAGGCCGACTTTAACCAGCTCGACATCCGCCTGCGGACACAGTGTCCCTACTACCTCCAGATGATCCTCACCTTCAACCCCATCTCCATTACCCACTGGCTCAAGGGGCGGTTTTTTGACCGGAGAGACCTCCGGGCCACGGTGCACGAGTCCACATACAGGGACAACCGCTTTCTCACCCAGGAGGCGGTGAGGACTCTGGAGGCGTTCCGCGACACAGACGAGTATTATTACATGGTCTACTGCCTGGGCCAGTGGGGCGTCACCGGAAAGACCGTATTCGACGCAAAGGCCGTGACCGCCCGGCTGCTGGAGCACATCCAGCCGGTGCGGGTGGGGTATTTTGCGTATGACTACGACGGGCGGGCGGTATCCGGTATCCGGTGGGTGGACGATCCGGGGGGCTTTATCAAGGTCTACCGTGCGCCGGAGGCGGGCGTGCCCTATGTCATCGGCGGCGACACCGCCGGGGACGGCTCGGACAGCTTCGTGGCCCAGGTGCTAGACAACCGCACCGGGGAGCAGGTGGCCGTCCTCCGCCACCAGACCGACGAGGATTTGTACTCCATGCAGGTGTATTGCCTGGGCATGTGGTACAACACCGCGCTGGTGGGCGTGGAGGCCAACTGGAGCACCTATCCCATCCTGACGCTGGAGCGGCTGGGCTATCCAAACCAGTACGTCCGGGAGGTGGTGGACGACTACACCCACGGCATCAAGCGGGCGTTTGGGTTCTGGACAAGCACCAAGACGCGGCCCGTCATCCTCTCCGAACTGATCCGGGCCGTGCGGGAGGACATTACTATCGTGTCCGACGAGACCACGTTACAGGAGATGCTTACCTTTGTCCGGGGCGAGGACTACAAGCCGAGGGCCGAGGAGGGCGCGCACGACGACTGCGTCATGGCCCTGGCCATTGCCCACCACATCCGCCCGCAGCAGAGATACACTGTGGAGGCCGGCCGGAAGGCGGGCGGCGCGGTGTGGGACGACTCCATGTGGGAGGACTATAACAACGCAAGCCCGGAGGAGCGGGAATACCTGATCAAGAAATGGGGGGAGCCCAAACGATGAAAAAGAGAGACAAAGACCGGCTGCGGCTGTGGCAGGACAGGCTCGGGCGGGCCAACGCGGCGTATGAGCCGGAGCTGTCCAAAATGGACGGGCGGGAGGAGCTCTACCAGGGCTGCAACCGCATCCGCCCCATCGTCTGCACCGCCCGGAAGAAGGAGACTCCCCACGTGCGCAACCTGTGCGCCGAGCTGGTGGAGAGCCAGGTGGACAGCAACATTCCCCAGCCCAAGGTCACACCCCGGCGCAGGGAGGACGAGTGGCGGGCCAAGCTCATCGAGGACACGCTACGCAACGAGCTGGACCGGCTGCCCTTTGAGCAGATGAACGACATCATGGAGCGCACCATCCCCATACAGGGCGGCGGGGCCTTCCTGGTGGAGTGGGACAACAGCAAGGCGGGCAGCGCCACCGTGGGAGAGCTGGCCGTCTCCACCCTCCACCCCAAGCAGATCATTCCCCAGGACGGGGTTTATACCGGAGTGGAGGATATGGACTACATCATTCTCAAAATTCCGCAGACCAAGGGGTACATCAAGCGTACCTACGGCGTGGACGTGTCCGAGGAGGCCGAGGAGGAGCCCGACGTCAAGGGCAGCGGCGGCGAGGGCACGGCCGACGACATGGTGACCCAGTATGTGGCCTACTACCGCAACCCGGACGGGGGGATTGGCCTGTTTTCCTGGGTCAACGACACGGCGCTGGAGGACTTGGAGGACTATCAGGCCCGGCGGCTGAGACGGTGCGCCCAGTGCGGCGCGGTGGAGCCACTGGAGGCCGAGCCGGTGGAGGCCACGGCGGACAAGGGGCTGCTGCCCGGCATGACTCCAGACGGGGCGGGCGTGGGGCTGGACGGCACGTCCGCCGGTCGGAGGGGCAAGCGGAAGGTCTGCCCCTATTGCGGTGGCGACAAGTGGGAGGAGGCCAAGGAGGAGTATGAGGAGGTATACGTCCCCATACCCCGCAGCGACGGCACCGAGATTCCGGGGGCGCGGCCGGTGGAGGTTGTCACCGATACAGTGGACGAGCTGGGCCTGCCCGTGGTGGCGGTAGTGCAGGAGCCGACCCGGATTCCCTTCTACAAGCCGGACATCTACCCGGTCATCCTCCAAAAAAATGTGAGCGTGTACGGCAGGTTCTTGGGGGACAGCGACCTGGACAAAATCGCCGACCAACAGAACACCACCAACCGCATCGAGGCCAAGATCATCGACAAGCTCACCAAGTCGGGCAGCTACATCAGCCTTCCCAACGACGCGAAAATCCGCTACGACGAGGAGGACATGAAGAAGATTTATCTCTCCAGCCCGGCGGACAAGTCGTATCTGGACGTGTACGACCTCCAGGGGGATATCGAGCAGGACATGGCCTATCTGGCGCAGATCTACGAGGAGGCGCGGCAGGTCATCGGTATCACCGACTCCTTCCAGGGCCGCAAGGACACCACGGCCACCAGCGGGACGGCCAAGGAGTTCTCCGCCGCTCAAGCCGCCGGACGGCTGGAGTCAAAACGGGTCATGAAGGACGCGGCCTACGCGGCGCTCTTTGAGGCCATGTTCAAATTCAAATTAGCCTACGCCGACGAGCCGCGGCCGGTGGTCTCCCACGACATCGAGGGCCGGGCCGAGTACCGGCAGTTTAACCGCTACGACTTCCTCGAGCAAGACGAGACGGGGGAGTGGCGGTGGATTGACGACTTCTTGTTCTCCTGCGACACCTCCGCGCCCCTGGCCAACAACCGGGAGGCCATGTGGCAGGAGACGCGGATGAACCTCCAGACCGGGGCCTTTGGCGACCCGACCAACCTTAAGACACTAATCCTCTTTTGGACGAAGATGGAGCTGTTGCACTATCCGGGCGCGGGCGACACAAAGACCTATCTGGAGCAGGAGTACCAGCAGCAGCAGGCCATGATGCAGCAGCAGATGGCAATGCAACAACAGCAGATGCAGATGCAGGCGGTGCAGGACACCGTATCCAGGGCGCGGGAGGATGCGGCCAGGGATGCGCAATCCATAGGCCCGCGGGCGGCCATAAGGGCCGCCCCTACGGGACAGCCCGGCCCCTAAATGGGGCCCCCACGCGAGCCCAGCGTGAGCGGGTCGCGTGGGGAGAGGAGGAGCAACGGAGCAATACGAAGTTTTCCGCATACGCGGGAAACGGAGTGAGCGTAGTTTGCGACGACGAGCGCACGCCAACAGCGAAGAAATGGCAAATCCAGGAGAAAGGAGGTGCGCAGTATGGCGAACGGATACATCGGAAAGGTCAGCCACAGCGGTGTGCAGAAGGTCACCGCCCCCAACCCCGCCACGGGCAAGAAGGGGAACGGCACCGTTAAGAAGGGCAACGACCTGAGAACGGGCAAGTAATAGGGTGAAAGGAGAACACACACATGGAAATCGACTACGGCGCGGTGTTTGATGTAGAGGTGCCGGAAACCACCACAGGCGCAGAAGAGACGGAGGTCGCCGAACCGTCGGAGGATGACACCATTACAACCGCCGCACAAGGCGCAGAAGAGCAGGAGGCCGCCGCCCCTGCCGTAGAGGAAACAGAAGAGCCTGAACAGCCTCAGACGGAGGCGCCGGAGCAGGAGCCCAAAACTGACCGAGACGCTCAGTTTGCCGCCGCCCGCCGCAAGGCGGAGGCGGAGCGGGACGCCGCCATTGCCAGGGCCAAAGAGGACGCCCAGAAGCAGGTGGATGAGTTTTTCAAGAACTCGGGGCTGATGAACCCGTACACCGGGCATCCCATCACCACAAGAGCGGAGTATGAGGCATACCGGGAGCGCTTCGAGGCCGACCAGAAGGCCAAGCTCATGGAGAAGGCGGGCATCACCCAGGAGGAGTTCCAGGCGTTTGTCCAGGGGCTTCCGGAAGTTCGGGCAGCCCGGCAGGCCAAGGCCGAGGCGGAGGCCGCCGCAAGGCAGGCCAGAGAGCAGGAGGCAAAGGCAAGGGTGGACGAGCAGCTCCGGCAGATCCAGGCCATCGACCCCACAGTCAAGGAGCTGGGCGATCTGGCGAAGCTGGACACCTATCCCAAGCTGTACGACATGGTCAAGCGGGGTTATTCCATCCTGGACGCCTACCGTCTGGCGAACTATGAAACTCTGACCCAGCGGGCCGCGGAGGCCGGCCGGAAGGCGGCCATCAACTCCGTTCAGAGCAAGCAGCACCTGAACGCCACAGAGAGCCGCGGCGGCGGGGCGATCCCCGTCCCAGACAGCGTCCTTGAGGAGTACCGGGTGCTGAATCCCGGCGCGACCAAAGAGGAGATCCAGAAGCACTATCAAAGCTACATGAAGAACAGCCGAAAGGAGCAATAAAATGGCTTTTTTGATTCAGCAGGTAGACGGGGGCAGAATCCCCGGCATCGAGTACCTGCCCGCGGGGGCCATTACCCCTAAAGTGGGTATGGCCCTGACACAGACAGGGGGCAATCTGGCGGTTGCCAGCGGCACCACCACCCCCACCTATATCAGCATGGTTGAAATGGACAAGGCGTGTACCGCGGGAGACATCATCCCTGTGCTGCGGGTGCTGCCCGACATGATGTTTGAGACTACCTTCCAGGCCGCCGCATCGGCCATCAAGCTGGGCGACAAGGTGACGCTGCACACCGACGGCCTCCAGGTCACCGCCACCAAGACGAATGGCGTGGCCGAGGTGGTAGGCATGGACGGCACCGCCGCAGGCGACCGGGTGCGCGTCCGGTTCCCCGCCGTAGTCAACATCACCAGCAACGGCGGTTAACAGAAGGGAGAGAAGATATATGGCTGGTATTACGTTTACCGAAGGCTCCGGCCTCCAGGATAGCATTTTTGGCAAGTCCCAGGCCCCGATCCGCATGTTCCTGGAGAAGCGGGGCGAGGCGTTCGAGCAGCAGAGCATGCTCAAGGAGCTGTTCAATATGGAGAGCTCCAACAAGTGGGCCGAGAAGATGGGCACCATGACCGCCATGGAGGGCTTCCAGCCCGTGGGCGAGAACGGCACCTATCCTCTGGACAGCATGCAGGAGGGCTTCGACAAGACCCTGGAGCACATGACCTGGAAGGACTCCTTCTCCATGTCCCAGGAGATTGTGGAGGACGCAAAGCTGATGGACCTGCGCAAGCGGCCCGCCCAGTTCATCGCCGGGTATTACCGCACCCGGGAGAAGTTCGGCGCTGCCCTGTACGGCGCGGCCATCACGGGCAAGACTTCCGTCAGCTTCCACGGCCGCACCTTTGACGCCAAGGGCGCGGACGGCAAGGCCCTGTTCGACAAGGCCCACCCCTCTGCCCTGGAGCGCAACAAGGGTACCCAGTCCAACCAGTTTGCGGACGCCTTCTCCAACGACGCCCTGGGCGCTATGGAGACGGCCATGCAGGACTTCCGGGGAGACAACGGCGAGATTCTGGACGTGGCCCCCGACACCATCCTGATTCCCAACAACTACAAGCTCAAGAAAGACGTGTTCGCCGCCATCGGCGCGGACAAGGACCCCACCACCTCCAACAACGGCTTTAACTATCAGTATGGCCGGTGGTCGGTGATCATCTGGCCCTACCTCAACCAGTTCATTACCGCCGATACGTCCCCCTGGGTGCTGCTGGACAGCCGGTACAACGAGCAATACGGTGGTGCCATGTGGTTTGACCGCGTGCAGCTTAACGTGCGCAGTGAGATTGACCCAGGCAACGACGCCAACGTGTGGAAGGGCCGCGCCCGGTTCACCGCGGGCTTCAACGATTGGCGCTTCGCCGCGGTAGGCGGCGTAAGCGGCGGCACTCAGCTTATCAGCGGCTGACAGCACAAAGGCCGGGCGGCGGGTTTGCCGCCGCCCGGTTTTCAGATAGGAGGGATAGCATGACTGTAGCTCAGGTGATACAGGCGGTGGACGAGGTAAAGCCGAACGCCTTTTCCAATGAGGAAAAGACCCGGTGGCTCAATGAGGTGGAGGGAATGGTGCAGACGGAGGTGCTTCTGTTTGCCAGCGAGGAGGTCATCACCTACTCCTACGAGCAGGACAAGGACGTGGAGCTCCTGGTAAAGCCGCCCCACGACAAGCTCTATCCGGCCTATCTGGAGGCCCGTGTGGACTACGCCAACGGGGAGTATGAAAAGTACCAGAACACGATGCAGATGTTCAACGCCTTTTTCGGCGAGTTTATCCGGTGGTTCGCCCTGACCTACAGCCCGGCGGACACCCACGGGGAGGTCTACTATGGAGTGTAACGAACAGGGAAAGCGCTGGCGCGGCTACTATATCACAGCCTACGGAATCTCCGTTAAGCATGGATTCAAGGGCACGGAGGCGGAGTGGCTGGAGACGTTGAAGGGCGACAAGGTGCAGCTCCGCTACAACGAGGACACCAAGACTCTGGAATGGAAATATGAGGACGCGGACGAATGGCTCGAACTCATGGATATCAATGCGCTCCAGGGAGAGGTCGTCACAGAGGTGCTTGAACAGGCTACCGCCGCAAAGGAGGCGGCAGAAACAGCACAGGCGGGTGCGGAAGCGGCGCAGGAAGCCGCCGAGTCGGCCCGGACGGGTGCGGAAACCGCCGCGGCCTCTGCGGCGGAGCAGGCGGCAGCCGCCGGAAAGAGCGCCGCGGCTGCGGCGCAGGATGCGCAGAATGCCGCAGCCGCGAAGGCGGGAGCGGAGAGCGCGAGAGACGCCGCAGAGGCAGCAAAGAGCGAAGCGCAGGAATCGGCGGCTTCTGCCCAGGAGAGCGCCGCCACGGCGCGGCAGGAAGCAGGGAAGGCCGTGGACAGCGCCGCGGCGGCGGCGGGCAGCGCAGAAGATGCGGCGAAAAGCGCGGAGGCAGCGGAAGCTACTCAAAAGGCGGTATCGGATTCGGCCACAGCGGCAGAGGCCGCGCGCAAGGCGGCAGAGGCGGCCGCGGCCCAGGCGGCCGGAGATGCGGATGCCGCAGAGGAAAGCGCATCGGCCGCAGCGGGCAGCGCCTCCACGGCGTCCCAAAAAGCGGAAGATGCGGGCGCGAGCGCGGCAGCGGCGGAGGGAAGTGCATCCCAGGCTTCCGAAAGCGCGACCCAGGCAGGCAAGAGCGCAGAGGGGGCGGCGGCCTCCAGAGACGCTGCGGTTATGGCCCAGGAGAAGGCGGAGACTGCACGGACGGCGGCGGAATCCGCAAAGACAGCCGCAGAGGCGGCGGGAGATTCCGCGGTCACGGCTTCGGAGACGGCGGTGAGTGCGAAGGAAACCGCAGTCAGCGCCAAGAACGGCGCAGAGGCGGCGGCTGGAAATGCAAGTGATTCCGCCGGAGAGGCTGCGGCCAGCGCGGAGCTGGCCGGGCAAAAGGCTGCCGCGGCGGAGAAGAGCGCGGAAGCGGCTGCCGCCAGCGCCGCATCCATCGGTCAAGCGGAGGAAAACGCCGCGGCATCCGCCACGGAGGCGGAGAGCTGGGCGGTGGGCGGCACCGGAACGCGGGAAGGGGAGGACACCAACAACGCCAAATACTGGTCTGCACGGGCACAGGATGCGGCGGGCGGCGGTGTGACCTCCTTCAACAACCGGACAGGAGCGGTGAGACCCGTCAAGGGGGACTACACCGCAGACCTAGTGACGTTCACCGATGGGGAAACCTTTCAGGAAAAGTACGATTCTGGAGAGCTGACAGGCCCCGCCGGAGCAGACGGCGCGCCAGGTTCCCCCGGCCCAGCCGGGGCACCGGGCGAACAGGGCCCTCCGGGTAAGGACGGGGCGCAGGGGCCTGCTGGCCCGGCTGGTCCCACGGGCCCCCAGGGGCCAAAAGGTGATCCCGGAGAGGCCGGGGCGGATGGAGCACAAGGCCCACAGGGCCCGGAAGGGCCTGCTGGGCGGACCGGCCCGAAGGGGGACCCTGGACAAGATGGGCCCGCTGGCCCGGCCGGAGCAGATGGGGCACCCGGTAAGGATGCAACAATAAACGGTGTAAACGCTCTGACCATTCAGGGCGGCACACGGGTGAAAGCGACTCAACAGGGAAACACTCTGACATTGGATACACCGGACGCCGTCACTGTTTCCGGCGGCGGCACGATGCAGATGGGGGAGAGCCTGGGCGAAGGGCCGTACACCATCGAAGTAACCGAAGACGGAGAGGGCGGCGACCTCTCCGCCGAACAGGTGGGCTACAGCAACACGGGCAGCGGCCTGGAGGCCACCAATGTGCAAGAGGCGATCGACGAGCTGGCCCAAAAGGGCGGAGGCGAGTATCTGCCTTTGACTGGCGGGACGATGCAGGGAGATATCACCATCCCGGCGGACAAGGCCATCAAGCACGGGGGCTCTGCCGCTCAAATCAAGATGATGCCAAACGGGAATATCCGGATTGAGGCCCCCCTGGCTGAGGGAGCGGCAGCGATCACAGTCGGCACTTCCGGCATCAATCTGGTCAACAACACGACGCAGGTGCTACAGACCTCTGAGAGCGGTGTTGCACTTAAAGCAAACACGGATATGACCGGGCACAAGATAGCCAATCTGGCCGCTCCTTCTGATTCCGCAGATGCCGCCAACAAGCAGTATGTGGACACGAGTGTTGAACAGGCGCTTGGCTCAATCGGATATAGTCTGATAAAGGAATACACATCACCAGGGAGCTACACCCATACGTTCGACCGCAAATATACAGATGTTTTTGTGGTTGTGGTTGGTGCTGGAGGAGGCGGAGGTTCGAGTGGAGAGCGCGGTGGAGGTGGCGGCGGGGGTGGGGCCGTAGCGTGTTTCCATGTTTTGGATAGCAGTACAATTCAAAACAATAATATTGTTGTTGGAACTGGTGGAGCTGGTGCAGTCTCTTCTTTGGGACCGTCCGTCACTAATAATGGCTCCGCTGGTGGGAGCAGTAGCGCTTTTGGTATTACCGTACCTGGTGGCAGTGGTGGAATAGCCAATCTTGGTGGCATGGGTGGTGGCTACGCCCCCAATGAGATTGTTCCTGGTTGGCTCATGATAGGTGGTAGTGGTGGTAGCCATAATAACAATGGCGATGGCGATGGCAATGCTGGGCCTATTATTTCTATTGTTGGGTTTAAACCTTTCGGTGGCGGAGGTGGCGGAGGGGGCAATCCTAGTCTTAATGATCCGCCAACTCCCGGCGGAAATGGCGGTGACGGTGGAGCCGGTAATGGTGGCGCTGGAGCTACCGGCCAGAGCAATGCAATAATGGGTAAAAACGGTACCCGCGGTGGTGGCGGAGGAGGTGGTGGAGCGGGATGGACTTTTCGTTCCAGCGAGTATAAGCCCAGCGGCATAGGTGGCAAAGGCGGCGATGGATATGTGGCGATTTACGCAAGAGGTATTTCTTGATGAAAACAGTCTATTTAAATGAGGATAACACTGTCCGCGAAATCATCCCGGAATACGCACTTCCACCGGAGAAGTGGTATAGCGAGGCATTTGCACGACGCTGTGTAGAGGTACAGGACGATGTAGAGCAGGGGTGGCGCTACAACCCCGAAACAGGACAGGCCGCCCCGGACAATAGACCGCCGGAGCCTGAACTAACTCCGCAATACGCCGCCGCTATGAGGGCCTATGCGGCCACCAGCACGGCTATCCACGACACCTACGCCCTGGACATGCCCGATCTGTTTCCCACCTGGGCGGTGGTACTGGCAGACGGCGAGGAACTGCCTGCGGGCCGTATCCTCAACGACGGCGGCCAGCTCTACCGGGTGGTGCAGGCGGTAACTCCTCAAGAGGAGATGCCCCCGCACGACGACGGCATGCTCGCCATCTACCGGCCTATTGACCGCGAGCACGCTGGCACAGCGGACGACCCCATCCCGTGGGTGTACGGCATGGACTGCCACGCGGGCAAGCACTACAGCTACAACGGCAAGGTCTACAAGGTTGCCGAGGGTGGGGACATGATTCCCTGTACGTGGCCGCCCGACAGTCCCGGCATGTGGCAATGGGTGGAGGTGTAGCACATGGCTATCGTTGTAAACGGCAAAAAAGTTGCCGGGGTGGGCCTGCCTGGCAAGGACGGAGCTCCAGGGGCAGACGGCAAGGATGGTGCACCTGGAAAGTCCGCCTATCAGGCGGCAAAAGAGAAAGGATATACCGGAACCGAAGAGGAGTTTAACACCGCTCTGGCTGGTATGCAAAGTGCTCCATTCCTGCCGCTGGCTGGCGGCGTAGTAACTGGCAACCTTATATTAGGGGTAGATAGTTCTAGTGGGAGAGCCTTATATATTGGGAGTGAAAACGGAGCACAGGTTGTATTTGATTCCACGTGGGGACTTAGAGTTCTCGCAGATACGATCATTTTCGGTCAGAACTCCAATGATCAGAAGTCGCTTATTTTCCATAACGGCCAGATCAAAAACTTGTCATTGCCGGGAAGTCCAAACGACGCCGCCAACAAGCAGTACGTGGACGAGCACGCGGGGGCGAGGGTTATTTTGGGGAGCTATGTGGGGACAGGAAAAACAGGTAAAAGCAACCCTAATCAAATAACCTTAGCCGCACCCTTTAAAATACTCTGTATTTATGGCATGCAATGGCCAGATTCGTATCAAAGTATCGACAATTCTGGTACTGGCGAAACTTCTGTCATTATTCCCGGCAGCATTATCCCTACTGAGTATACAAGCGGCTTTGGTTTTTTCTACTCTAGCAACTCAAGAGATTCTTACGGTAAAAAATCAGCGGATGGAAAAACTTTCAGTTGGTATTATGACTATACTCCATCTGATGCAGCAACTGTGCAGCTTAATTTATCTCAAGTTGTATATCACTACTACGCCATAGTTTAGAAATAAGAGGTGAATTAAATATGACCATCATCCAAATTGACCCGTTGGAGACCGGCCAGCACCCGATCCAGAGCCAGAGCGGGCGGCGCGCCTGCTGGCTGGAGGGCTACATAGAGGTGCCCGCCCACCTCCATGACGCGGTGTGGGCGACCTATGGCTGGTGTGACCTCCAGATTGAGGGGGACAAGCTGGTGGGCATCACGCCTACTGAGCGGCCTCCAGAGCCGGAGCCGGAACCCCAGCCGCCCCTCGCAGAGGACATCACTCTGGACATGCTGTCCGAGCACGAGGCGCGGCTGTGCATGCTGGAACTCACCGCTGCCACATGAGAAAGGAGACGCCATGACAACCGTATACAACCTCTGCAAGCTGCTCATTGACCGGGGCCGCACCGACGGCCTACAGGACAAGATGGATGTCTATCTCGCCGCCGACCGGCTTACCCCGGAGGAGTACCAGGAGCTGGCCGGGCTACTGGCCCCGGAAGTGAGACAGTAATCAACGGCGAAACCGCCGGATAAAAGAAAGGAAGCTTATTATGAAAAACATCAACTGGAACGAGCTCACCCCCGCCTGCTACGCGATCGCCAACGCTAACGATGTAGATCTGGGCGTAGGCGGCAGCATGGTACAGAACAACATCCGCCACGGCAGGGCGGTGGACATCGGCGCGGAAAATCTGCCTGTAGCTTTCCGGCCTGACTGGGATGCCCTGGGCGCTGGTGCAGATCTGGCCGCGGATAACGACGAATTTAACGCCTGGGTCAGGAAGCGCCAGAGTAACGTCAAGGCCCTGGCTGCCCTGTGGAACGCAAATGACTATCAGGGCATGGTTGAGCTGATGGAAGGCGCCGCCGACCCCGGCCCCATCAACGGCGAGAAGCCCGGCGACCATGAGTAAGTACATAGCGGTCATCACCAGGGCGGACATCACCCGCGCCGCCCTGGTGGAGGCCGGGGGGCGGTCTATGGAGCAGGTCAAGGCCGCCTGCGGGTGCCAATATATCCTAAACGCCTGGTTTTATGACACAATCACCGGGAGGCCCGTCGGCAACCTCAAGATTGATGGCACGGTCAAGGCGGACGCCGGATGGAACTGCCAGGGCCTCACCTGGGACGCGGGCGAGGACATCCGCATGGATCTGATCCCGGATCGAGGCAGAGCGTCCTATATCAGCGGCGTGGAGTTGCTGACGCCCACCAGGGGACCAGGTAAGGCCCTCAGCTACTCCCCGGAGTACGGGGACACACGGGGGCGCTCCGCCGTCCTGCTGGCCGGGGCGCGGGTGATCCTGTACTGCTCCGGCGACGGCACGGCAGACGCCAAGACACCGGAAGGGCTGCGAGACGAGCTGGTGAGCATCGGCTGCCGGTACGACCAGGCGGCCAACCTGCGGGCCCTGGGCCTCGACGCGGGCAGCTCCTCTAACTGCGACTTTGGGGACGGCCAGCGTATCAGCAACGGTAAGCGGGTCAAGGGTTATCTGTGTATCTGGACAAAACAGGACGGCCAGGAGCCGCCGGAACAGGAGGACAAGCCTATGAGCAAGCACACTGTATGCCTAGACCCTGGGCACGGTCCGGGCAACGTCAACGGCTCCCCGGATGGCACCTACAAAGAATGGGAGTTTACGTGGGATATGGCCCAACGCATCAAGCCATTGCTGGAGGCCCAGGGGGTGGGCGTGGTGCTCACCAAGACGGCGGACAATTACCCCAGCCTGACTGAGCGGGCCAACATCAGCAATAAGGCGCAGCCGGATTGCTTTGTGAGCATCCACACCAACGCGGCCGGGGAGGGAGGCTGGTCAAGCGCGTCCGGGCTGGAGATCTACACCAGCGCCGGGCCCATGACGGCCTCCCGCAATGTGCTGGCCTCCAAGCTGGTCAACGCGTTCCACGCCGCGGGGGTGGCCCTGCGGAGTGAACCTATCAAGCACAAGCTGTATACTGTGCTTGCCAAGACCGACGCCCCCGCCGCACTCATTGAGTACGGCTTTCATACCAATAAGACGGACACAGAGTATCTCAAGGATAGCAAGTACCGGGACAAGCTGGCCGAGGCCACCGCAAAGGGCATCTGCACTTATCTTAACGTGAACTGGAAGAAGGATGAACCTGTGAGCGATTGGGAACAGGAGCGCGACGAAGCGTGGCAGGCCGCGAAAGAGGCCGGTATCCTGGACGGTACCCGACCCGAAGACTCTGTAACCAGACAGGAGCTGGCCGTCGTGCTGGATCGGTTGAATCTGATTTGATGGAGGTACATATCATGGACATTTCTTCTTTGGGTATCACCGGAGTGGCGGTTATCACTGTGATCTGCTTTCTGGTCGGCCAGGTGGTCAAGGCCACTGGACTGGACAATAAGTGGATTCCCATCATCTGCGGCGTATTTGGCGCGGCGCTGGGTATTCTCGGCATGTTTATCATGCCAGAGTTTCCAGCCTCGGACTATTTGACCGCCGCCGCTGTCGGCATTGTGAGCGGCCTTGCGGCCACTGGTATCAATCAGGTCTATAAGCAGATGAAGGGGGGCTAACCCATGCCCGTCAATGATTGTGAGAACAAATGTACGCTGAAAACCAGGGTGGACAGGCTTGAGAAGGACTTTGAGGCCGAGAAGGAGACCAACTCCCAGCGCCATGCGGAATTTTACGCCCGCATTGGCAAGCTTGAGCAGGTACAGGCCGTCAGCGGAACCAGGCTGGACACCATCATGGACAAGCTGGACTCTATCGCCCTTGATCTTACCACACTGAAGGAGAAACCTTCCAAGCGGTGGGAGACAGTTGTGGCGGCTATCATTACGGGTGTGGTGGGCTATCTGTTGGCCCAGATCGTGGGGTGATTGCATGCCGAGTAATCTGCTGAATGCTGACACCGGGTTCCCGGATTTAATGGGGAACCAGAGCACGGATGAGAAGTTCCGCATGGTGAGCGATTACCTCTACATGCTGCTGGAGCAGCTTCGCTACTCAATGGCGAATCTTGGGCGGGAAAACTTCAACGACACCGCCTTTCAGGAGATTGCGGGCCTGATTACGGAGCCGGTTTATATCCAGCTCAAGGACGTGGAGGGAAACCTGTCCTCTCTGACGGTGACCGCGGAGCAGTTGATTTCCCGTATGACGGACGCGGAGGGAAACATTTCGGTTCTACAGCAGACCTCCACCAGTCTGACCAGCCAGGTGAGCGACCTGGAGGGGAACGTCTCCACCTTGCAGCAGTCGTCCAAGGCGCTGGAGGTGCGGTTGACAAACGCGGAGGGAGACCTGTCCCGCATCACGGTAACCGTGAACGGTATCACACAGTCGGTCAGCGACCTTGAGAGCGGTCTAAGCCAAACCCTGCGCATCGCTCCCAATGGGGTGACCATCACCAACGCGGCAGGGGACACCCTCACCATCGACGGCGGGCAGATTGACGCCACAAACCTAAACCTGTCCGGGCATATCACATTCAACGATTTCAGCTCCCGGTTGCAGGACGACTTCGATCATGTGGAGCAGACCGCGCAGGACGCCTATGATCTGGCCGACAAAAACAGGCTGCCCAATTACATCAAATCGACTTACATTGATTCCACGGAGATCCGAAGCCCCACCATCAAGGCCAACGAGTTCAGCGTATACCCGCAGGCGACGGGCGGCGGCAGCTTCAATATGTATGGTCAGTATAACGGTAGTCTATACCACATGCTGGAGATTTCCTATTTCGCAGGCAGCGCCCCATCCGTCGATTTCTCCTCCCCTGCGGGCGCTTTGGCGACGTGGGATTTTCTGTCCACCACTGTACGCGGCAGCGTCGATTTCAGCAATGCAAATGTGTACGGACTGGACGTGGAAGCCGTGTTCGCATAGGAGGAGGAAGTATGGCAAGTTTGAGTCTGAGCGGCGGTGAAGAGGAGTTTGGCTGGAGGATTACGGGGCTGGGCTCTGCCTTTAACCAGGCCAACGGCTATGTGGAGGCTGGCATCACAAAGTATCAGTTTACGCACTCATCCAGCAGTATTTCAGGGGTAGTGGACAGTGTGCGGGCCCCCGCCTCCGGGGGCTCCACCTCCACAACCCGGCGGTGGGTGGGCTACGACCCCGGTACCTACGATTTTTGGGGCTACACGCGGGTCAAGGATGGAACGTACTGGCCGGCCGGTTCCGGTACGGTTACGGTGGAAAGCCCGGCGGCGCAGAGGCCGGACGACTGGGACTGGTCTTCTGTGATCCAGGCCGGGCGTCCGGTGCGGATCTCCGCCTATGAGTGGAACCAGTTCTGCAACCGAATCAACGATTTCAGGCTTTATGTCGGGCTGCCGGAGTACGGGGCCTTTGAACGGGCCTATTCCGGAGATCCGATTACCGCTGAAATCGTGGAGCATGCGGTCTACGCGATCCGGGCGATGAACCCGCCCGTCTCTACCCCCCGCGCCCCGGCCAGGGGCGACCTGATGCGGGCGAGCATTTTTCTGGATCTGATGGACTCTCTCAATTCAATTTGACTAAGGAGGCACAAGTATGAACGACGCGCGGAACGAAATCAATAACGCCTACAATTTGCTGGCGGCCCTTCCGGTGCGGGGCGACGCGGTGGACGTGGTCGCGGCCTGCCGGATGGCGCTGCGCCGGGCCCTAGAGCTGCTGGCCTCCCAGCAGTACGGCGAGACAGAGTCCGGCGGGGACGCGAAGGAGGAGTGAGCATGCTCCCGGATATGGTACATGCCGACGGCATCCGCAAGTATGGGCAGACCAGCTTCGGAGGCTATGACCACCGGCTGGCCGCCGGAGACGGGACAATTTGGGACATGAAGAACCTGACCAGCGACCTCGCCCCGCTTCTCTCCGCACGGCGGCCCCGGTATCTGGCGGAGACTCTGGCAAAGCCCAACGGCCTGTATGCAAAGGACGGGCTGTATTGGGTGGACGGCACGGGCTTCTATGCCGGTGGAGAGAAAAAGGGCGAGGTTTCGGACGGGCGCAAGCAGTTTGCCGCCCTGGGGGCCTACATCATCATCCTTCCCGACAGGGCGTATTACAACCGCCTGACGGGGGAGTTCGGCAGCCTGGAGGCAAGCTGGAGCGGAAACGCGAAGATTCAGGACGGCACCTACGCGGAGGAGGAGGCCGAGGCCAACACCATCTACGCCTCCGGGGCCGACTGGGATTCCATCTTCAAGGTGGGGGACGCGGTGACCATATCCGGGGCAAAGACCCACGAGAGCAACAACCAGACCATTGTCATCCGGGAGATTGACGGGGACAATCTGCGGTTCTATGAGAACTCCTTCACCATCAACAAGGGCGGCGACACGGAGGAGCTGACGGTCAGGCGGGAGGTGCCCGAGCTGGACTTCCTGTGCGAGAACGAGAACCGCCTGTGGGGCTGCAAGGGCGACACCATCTACGCCTCCAAGCTGGGCGACCCGTTCAACTGGAATGTGTTTGACGGGGTGAGCACCGACTCCTATGCGGTGGACGTGGGCAGCGCTGGGGACTTTACCGGGTGCTTTTCCTACCGGGGCTACCCGGTGTTCTTCAAGGAGGAACAGATTTACAAGGTCTACGGGGACAAGCCCAGCAACTTCCAGGTGATGAGCAGCGCGTCTCTGGGGGTGGAGGCTGGCAGCTATGCCAGCCTCGCCATTGCGGGGGAGACACTGTACTACCTGAGTAGGGTGGGGGTGGTGGCCTACTCCGGCGGCATCCCGCAGAGCGTCGCCGCCCCCTTCGGGACAGACCGCTACCGCAACGGCGTGGCGGGCAGCGACGGGGTGAAGTATTACGTCTCCCTGGAGGACAGCACAGGCGGGCACACCCTCTTTGTCTACGACACCCAAAAGGGCGTGTGGCACAAGGAGGACAGCCTGGAGGCCGTGGGCTTCGGGTGGGACACGGAGCTGTACTTCCTGGGGGCGGACGGCAGGCTGTGGCTCAACGGAAACACCCGCACCGTACCGGAGGACGCCGCGCCGGAGGGCGCGGTGGAGAGCATGGCAGAGTTTGCCGACTTTACCGAGGGCGACGCCAACAAAAAGGGCACCGCCAAGCTCCAGGTACGCATGGAGCTGGACGCCGGGGCGTCGGTCAAAATCGAAATGCAGTTTGACAGCGACGGGGCGTGGCGGGAGGTGACCACCCTCTCCGCCACGGTGAAGCGGAGCTTCTACCTGCCTATCATCCCCCGCAGAAGCGACCACTTCCGCATCCGCTTTTCCGGCACCGGCGGGTGGCGGCTCTATTCCCTGGTGCGGGAGAGCTATTCCGGCAGCGAGCTCAAGAGCAGGCCGGGGCGGCAATAAGAAAGGAGAACCCTATGGCGAAAAGCAGATATACCTATGACCAGTTCCGGAAGTCGGCGCAGGACAGCGGGCTTTGGGGCCAGTTCTCCCAGGCCGACCTTTCGATGGCCCAGCAGAACCCGGATTTCGGCATGTCCATCCTGAAAACCAAGCAGGACTACCGGAACGCCACCACCGACGAAGCGAGGGCCGCGGCCCACCGGCAGGCGGACGCCCTGCGCAGCTCCTGGGGCGGATACACCGGGGGCGGGAATGGCGGCAGCTTTGTCCTTGACCCCATGTCGCCCCGGAACTTCGAGTATGAGGCGGCCCCTACCTATGAGAGCCGCTATGACGACACCATACAGGATTTGATCGCGGGGCTTCTGGACCGGCCGGACTTCTCCTACGACCCGGCCACCGACCCCCTCTACCAGAACTACCGCAAGCAGTACACCAGGGAGGGCCAGCGGGCCACGGCGGATGCCCTTGGCGCCGCGGCCGCCGCCTCCGGCGGCATCCCCTCCTCCTATGCAAACGCCGCCGCCAACCAGGCGTCCAACTACTACGCGGCCCAGTTGACCGACAAGATCCCTGACCTCTACCAACTGGCCTACAACCAGTATCTGAACGACTACAACATGGATTTGAGCAACCTGGGGGTTGTCCAGGGGGCGGAACAGAGCGACTACGACAAATACCTTAACCAGCTCAACCAGTACAACACCGACCGTAATTTCAGCTACGGGCAGTTCCTGGACGAGTTGGACGCGCAAAATTTGAGGCGGGAGAATGAACTGAACAACGCCATTCTGGCCGGCCAGTACGGGGATTACTCCTACCTCAATAACATGGGCATCAACACGGACAACAACCCAACGGCCCTCCAGCAGCAGGCAGAGTTGCAGGCGCTGGCACAGGCACAGGTGGACAACATCCTGCAAACTGGAAATATGCCCAGCGCTGCGCTTCTACAGCAGGCCGGATACTCCCAGGAATACGCCAACTATTTGAGCCAGTATTACCGGCAGCAACTTTCCGCCAGTAACACCGTTGGAGGTGGAACCAGTCGCAGAAGTTCTGGAGGAAGCAGCGGGAACGGAGGCACAAAAGGAGGAAAGCCGATCAACGACGACAAAAGAACGGAGACCGGCGGAATAGACCAAGCCGCTATTGATGCGGCCATCAATGCGGCAGTTGATATTTCCAACAAGATATCTGGAAGGAATCCAGCGGGCGAAAGCGAGTGGGGGCCCGGGTACTCGACAGCGGTGCAGACTGGTACCGTAAAAGGCAGCGAGTGGAATGCGGTAAAACACAATCTGCTGCTGAACCTGCGGTCGGGGAACTTTGAGGCCGCGGAGCGGTATATGGATCAGATTGCGGGTGGGCTGAGCGAGGCGCAGTTCAATGAACTGGCGGAGCTCATGCGTCCCTATGGATACAATATCGGGTAAACAGGAGGCACAGACATGGCCAACGCATGGGAACGCTATAAAGCAAGCCGGGCATATCAGGATGACGAGGCCGAACGGCGGGCGCTTTCGCTGACATTGGCGGTTCGGGATCAGGCGCTCCAACAGACTGGAGAGGAAGTGGATGCACAACTGGCTTCCCAGCAGAAGGGCGGCGGTTTCTCTGGAAATGGTGCGGGTCGTGCTCCGGCGCAGCGGACGGTAAAATCCGCGCCGCCCGCCGTGCTGCCTGAGAGCAAGGGAAAGAGGCTTGCGCTTCCGACTGTTGAGCAAAGAACAAATCCGTTGACTACTCCGGCCAAAAGTGGATTTTTTGAAGGACTCAGTATTTTGCCTTCTTCTCCAGATGAACTCATTAGCCCATATGCATGGGGACGGGCTGGTACGGCTCTTTTAGGGGCGGCTGAAGGGGTTACAGACTTCATCGGCAGTGGCTTCTATAAGGGAGTGCAGGGGATTAGTTCTCTTGGTGGCCTAGCTCCCAACCCGGTATCAGAGTGGGCCGGACGAAACGCCGATGCTTTTTTAAATAATAGTATAACGCAAGACCTGGAGCAGAAACTGGTGGAGAAGTACCATCCCAGCCAGGGTGCGCAGAACGTGACGGGCATCGGGCAGACCGTAGTGCAGATGCTCCCAGGCATTGGCGCGTCCAAGGCCGTGTCCGCAGCAGGGAAGGGGCTCAACGCCGCTCAGGCGCTTTCCCGCGGGGAGAACGTGGGCCGGGCGCTATTTGGCATCCAGGCGGCGGGCAACGCGGCCAGCCAGGCCAAAGCGGAGGGGGCGGACACCGGGCAGGCCCTGGCCTTTGGCGCGGCCTCCGGGGCCCTGGAAACCGCTATTGAGGGCATCGCGGGCGGCATCCCCGGCCTGGGCGGCGGCAAGGTGGGGAAGATTGCCGAGGCGGTCAAGGCAAGCCCCCTGGTCAGCCGGGCCCTGGATATCGCGGGTGAGGGCGGCGAGGAGGCGCTTTCCACCGTCCTCACACCCTATTTGCAGCGGGCCATTTATGACCCGGACGCCCCCAACGCCACGCCGGAGGAGATTGCGCAGAGCGCGCTCATGGGCGCGGTGGCCGCCGGAGTGCTCCAAGGCGGCCTGGAGCTTCCGGGGGCGATTTCCAATGCGGCGTCCGACATCAGAACCACCCGGAGGGCTATCGGGAGCAACGAGGACATTGCCCGGAGAGCCACCGCCAATATCCAGGCAGGCCAGAACATGGCCCGGTACTCCGGCGGAAATCCGCTGGCCGCTACCTTGCCGACGGTCGAAGAAGCCAAAGGCGGTCTCTTCCTGCCCGGCTCCCCCGCCTACCAGCGCAGCGCCGTTGACAATCCAGCCGGGGCGGGCTATGATGGAGGCACACAAAATATTCGGACAGGAGGCGTGAATGATGGCGGAGGAGAAGCGGCAGCTCCCAAACTTCAAGGAGTTTATGCAGCAGATGTACGGGGCGGAGATCAGAGAACTTACACCGGAGGAGAAGGAACATCTTCACAAACTGATGGAGGAAAGAGCCAAGGAGCATCTGAATGGGCAGAGGGAGGCGTAACGCATGAGCGAAGACAAGCATCTGACTTGGGAACAGGTCGTGGAGGGACTATACGGCTTCAAGCCGAAGAAGCGGGTATACACGGCGGAAGAGATGGACAGATACCGGAAACGGCTGGAGCAGTATACCGTGGAGAAAGCGGCGCAGCGGGGCAAGCAAGAATTGGAGAATGGGCCAGGGGGCACATAGTCGAAAACCCTTCTTCACCTGCTGTAAATCGTGCGCTTGGACAGGCAAAAGCCTATACACCTGATGCGTTTGTTGTAGAGGATAGTGTCATAAAAGCACACAGGCCGAATACGCTCGGACTTACATCGGATGGAGTAATTTATCTTTCGGATGCCATCCCGGAGGAGTTGTCCGCCGTTGTCCCTAACCACGAGATTATCCATGCACTAAAACAGCGTGGCAATGAAGCTTACCGCAGCTTTGTGGATACGGTAGGTGAACGTATAGCATATACTGGAGATCCAACTGGGGTTCTGGACGTTGTAATTGAAAGCAGATATCCAGGAAAGACATTGTTTGATCTGTCCATGGAAGAGCTGGACACCGTTTATGACGAACTCAATGCCCTGGTCTGGGGCTACTACAAAGCAGATCCGGAGAACGCGCGGGCACAGTTCGCCGGAGTGTTCCAGGATTACGATGCGTACATCCAAGAGCTGTATACCATCATGGAAGGTGCGAGGCCGACAGTGGAGAACCAGACCGGCGTCGGGCCGACCCAGGCACAGGGCCCGGAGAGCTCGGTGGGCGCGGCGCGGAAGGGCTTCGACCCATGGTCGGAGTTCCAGGGCACCAGGAGCGAGTTCTTCCCCGAAGGGGCCAACGCGGCCCGTCCGGTGGACGTGCCGACCACAGACCCTCAGGGCCGCCGCATCCGCAAGACCGCCTCCACCGCCATGGGGGCAAAGGCCATCCCTGACGAGGTAGTGGGGGACATCCAGAACATGGTGCTGCGCGGGGAGCTGTCCTATAACCGCCGGAGTGACCGGGCTTCCATTGACCGGGCGGTGCGGACGATTGAGGAGAAGGGCTATCAGAGGGCGCTGGAGGAGTTTTCCGCCCAGGTGCGCAAGGGCGTCGTGTCCAAGGACATCGCCACCCTGGGGCAGCAGCTCCTTATCAACGCCGCCAACGCGGGGGACGGGAAGGCCACGGCGGAGCTGCTTTCCCTCTATGCGCAGATGGAGACCACCGCCGGGCAGGCAGTACAGGCGGCCTCCATCCTGCGCAAGCTGGCCCCCAGCGACCAGCTCTACGCCGCCCAGCGCGTGGTAAGCGAGCTGGAAAAGACCATCCGGAAAAACTACAAGGATCTGGAGATCACCATTGACCCGTCGTTGATTGAGGAGTTCAACCAGCAGACCGACCAGGCGGGCCGGGACGCGGTGCTGGACAAAATCTATCAGAACGTGGCCGACCAAGTGCCCGCCAAATGGAAGGATAAGTGGAACGCCTGGCGGTACATGGCGATGCTCTTTAACCCCAGGACGCACGTAAGAAACTTTTTGGGCAACGTCGGATTCCAGCCGCTGCGCTGGACAAAGGACCGGGTGGCGGCAACCATCGAGGCGGGGGTCTCGAAAGTCAGCGGCGGAAGGCTGGAACGCACCAAGTCGTTCAAGGCCAACCCTGCGCTCTATAAGGCGGCTGTGGCCGATTGGGAAAACGTGCGGGGCGCGCTTTCTGGGAACAAATATGACGACATTCGAACGGAAATCAACAGCCGCCGCCGTATTTTTCGCACCGCCCCTCTGGAGGCGGGCCGCAAGATAAACTCCTGGGCCCTGGAGGCGGAGGACGCCATTTTCAAGCGTATCACCTACGCCGACACCCTGGCCGGATATCTCCAGGCCAACGGCGTGACGGCGGAACAGATGCGGAACAACACGGTGGACGCGCAGCTTCTCAGCCGGGCGCGGGACTACGCGGGGCGGGAGGCGCTGAAAGCCACCTATCAGGATCGGAATATGGTATCGGATAAGGTAGTGCAGATCGCCCGCGCCCTGGGGCCCGCCGGTGAGGCCGTTCTTCCCTTCAAGCGTACCCCGGCCAATATCCTGGTGCGGGGCATGGAGTACAGCCCGGCCGGGCTGGCAAAGGCCCTGACCTACGATCTGATACAGGTAAAGCGCGGCAAGATGACGGGAGCGGAGGCCATCGACCACATCGCCTCCGGACTCACCGGCTCGGGGCTCATGGCGCTGGGCGCGTACCTGTTCGCCCGGGGGATTGTCACCAGCGGCGGCGGGGACGACGAGGGGCAGGATGCCCTCAACGATCTGACGGGCGTTCAGAATTACGCGCTATATCTGGATTGGCTCCCCGATTTCATTAAAACTCCGCTTGGCATCCAAGACGGAGATAACGTCACGCTGGACTGGCTGGCCCCGGAGGCCCTGCCCTTCTTCATGGGTGTGGAGCTGATGGACTCCATGGGACATGGGGGAAACACGGCGGAGAGTATTTCCACCGCCCTGAAATCCATCTCCGACCCCATGCTGGAACTGTCCATGCTCCAGTCCCTCAACGATGTAATTGACAGTGTTTCTTTCTCGGAGAACAAGCTGGGGGCGCTGGCATCCTCCGCACTGATCAGCTACTTCACACAGCCGATCCCTACCCTGGGCGGCCAGTTTGAACGCTCCGCCGAGGACGTGCGCATGACCACCTACACCGACAAGAACCTGCGGTTGCCAACCGACCTCCAGTATGCCATCGGGCGGGCCAGCGCTCGGCTTCCGGGGCCGGACTACCAGCAGATGCCCTACATCGACGCATGGGGCAGGGAGGACAGCAGCGGGCCCCTCTGGCTGCGCATGGCAAACAATTTCCTCAATCCGGCCTATACCTCCAACAAGCAGGTGACGCCGGTGGACGAGGAGATACAGAGGATTTATGACCAGACAGGAGACGCCTCAGTGGTTCCCCAGCGGCCGGAACGCTACATCACCGTGGACGGGGAACGGATTGACCTGAGCAAGGAGAAATACGAGCAGTACGCCACCAAGCGGGGTCAGATGCAGTTTGAAATGCTGGGGAACATCATAGACAACCCGACGTACCGGAGCATGAGCGATACCGACAAGGCGTTTGTCATTGACAGCGTCTATGAGTATGCGGACAAGACCACAAAGTCTGAGATCAGCAGCTACAGGCTGGACGGATGGGTAAAAACGGCTGCGCACAGCGACCTATCCCCGGAGGACTATATCCTGTTCCGGGCCGCCATCACAGACATTGAGGGAGAAGACCGAAAAGACCGGATTATGTCCGTCATAGACCGCATGAACGTGAGCGACGAGGTGAAGGACGACTATTACTACGCCGCGGGTTACAAGGAGTCGACCATCGACGACGCACCGTGGCATAGCCGGTGGTAAATATGGCAAAGGCTTTGATTCGGTTCCCCGGAAGGCTGGAGGAGCTGACCACCACCGAAATGAAGCACTCCATCCGCGAGGCAAACCTGGGGAAAGACGATACACGGATCGCGGAGCTCTATCTGCTGGAGCGAAAGCCGCAGATTGACGTTGCCGACTGCTGCGAAATCGACCGGAAAACGATTCACCGCCATATGCCTTTTATCTGTGAAAAAGTGGAGTTCACGGCCTCAAAGCTGGGCTTCCTCCAAAAAGGTACATAACGCCCCATAACTTCCGCTGGGATGTCCCCCGGCGGAAGTTTTTTTGTGCGACAATATAGACATGGAGGACGTGAGGATACAGGGTTGGTACACGTCGCCGCCCTCCTCACGGACTCCTTATTTTTATGGACAAGGACGTGTTGGATATGACTTTAATCGAGAGGATGGTAGCCGCCGGGATGTCCCGCGAGTGCGCCGCCGAAACGGCGGTCTGGTACATGGCGCAGGGGGATGACGAGGGCCTGGAGGCATACGTGACAGCATTGGAGGCAAAACATGGGATTCATTCAGCATAACGAAAACCCCGACGGACGCAATGTGGGGGACTGCACCATCCGGGCCATTGCAAAGGCCCTCGGACAGAGCTGGGAGGAGACCTATGTGGGCGTCGCCATCCAGGGCTACATGATGCGGGATATGCCGTCGGCCAACCACGTGTGGGGGGCCTACCTGCGCAGCCGTGGCTTTGACCGGGACATGATACCCAACTCCTGCCCGGACTGCTACACGGTGGCCGACTTTGCCGCGGAGCATCCAGAAGGCACCTATATCCTGGCCCTGTCCGGGCATGTGGTGTGCGTGCAAAATGGAGACTGGATTGACACCTGGGACAGCGGCGGGGAAATACCGCTCTACTACTGGCACAAGGAGGCGTGACCCATGAGCTACCCTTACTATGGATACCAGCAGCCGCAATACTATCAGCCGCCCATGCCAGATCAGCTTGCACAGCTCCGTGGGGCGCAGTTTCAGCCCATACCCCAGCAGATGCCGCAGGCACAGCCCCAGCAGGCGCAGGCCGGCGGACAGAGCATGGTATGGGTGAGCGGTGAGGCGGAGGCGATGGCCTATCTGGTGGCCCCTAACAGCGCCGTGGCGCTTTGGGACAGCAACGCCCCCACCATCTACCTCAAGCAGGCGGACGCCAGCGGCAAACCGTCCATCAAGGTCTATGACCTCGTGGAGCGCACCAGCGGCGCAAGAACGCCGCAAGCATCCCAGGGGGTGGAGTTTGCCACAAAAGCCGATCTGGAGGCCCTGGCAGCCCGTGTGGACGCGCTGGCGGCCCCGAAAACAACTGCAAAGAAGAACGCGAAGGAGGATGCAGAATGAATCCCTTTTTCGGAGTCATGGGCGGCGGTGGCCGCCCCAACATGATGCAGCAGTTTCAACAGTTCATGACGCAAATGAAGGGCAAAGACCCCAATGCTATCATCAATGAAATGGTATCGAGCGGGAAAATCTCGCAGGAACAATTAAACCACGTCCAGCAGCAGGCCCAGCAGATGTCGGGCATGTTTGACGGAATGCGGGGTATGTTTGGGGAATAAGCAAACTGTACTTATATTATCCGATGAAAATTAGCAAATTTTCTTTGCAAAATGAATCAAAATCCCGGCCGGGTTTTGAAAATAATTATCAAAGGAGAATCAGTATGAGTCTTTCTTCTGACGGCGGCACCGTTATGACGATGCCGGTTCAGCCCGCCTATCAGGGCGGCAACAGCGGTTTCGGCTGGGGCGGTGACTGGTCCAGTTGGATCATCCTGTTCCTTATCTTCGGACTGTTCGGCGGTTGGGGCGGCTATGGCGGCTTCGGCGGCGGGAACGGTGTGAACGGCCCCGGCTTCCAGGGGTACGCTACCCGTGCTGATATCAACGAGGGCTTTGCCCTGAACGGCCTCCAGAACGGCCAGACCTCCATCCGGGATGCCGTGAGTAACGGATTCCACGGTGTGGACACCGCTGTGTGTAACCTGGGCTATCAGACTCAGGCGGGCTTCAATGCCCTGGGCGCTCAGTTGGCCTCCTGCTGCTGCGACACCCGGGAGGCGATTCAGGGTGTGCGGTACGACCTCGCCACCACCGCCTGCGCTACGCAGAACACCATCCAGAACACCACTCGGGACATCATCGACAACGCCAACGCCAACAGCCGGGCGATCTTGGATTTCTTGACCCAGGACAAGATCGCCACGCTCCAGGCGGAGAACCAGTCCCTCAAGCTGGCAGCCTCTCAGGCCAACCAGAACAGCTATCTGACCGCCACGCTGGATGCGCAGACCAATGAGCTGATCCGCCGGATCAGCCCTTCCCCGGTGCCTGCCTATCAGGTGCCCAACCCCTATACCGGCTGCTGCGGCTACAATAACTGCGGCTGCTAAAACCCAATACATCAACTTTCCGGCATGACCGGAATGTTCGGCCCCGTGCCGATATTGAACCATGCGGCGGGGCAATAGCCTCGCCGCTATCTTTTTTGAAAGGATTGAGATTATGGCTGAATTTACTGGAGTGTTTGTACAGCAGGTGACGGCCAATCAAAATGTAATCTTTACAGAGACGCCGGTGGCCGGGTCTAATTGCGTTGTCCACCGCGACGGCTCCGGCATCGTTACTCTGCGGGGAATGACCAATCAGTGCCGCGCCCGTTACAAGGTGGTTTTTGGCAGCAACATCGCCATTCCTACCGGCGGTGCAGTTGGCCCCATCTCTGTCGCTATCGCTGTGGAGGGCGAGGCCCTGGGCAGCGCTACCGCTATCGTGACACCTGCTGCGGTAGACGAGTTTTTCAACGTATTTGCTGCGGCTTTTATCGAGGTGCCACGCGGTTGCTGCGTAACTGTGACCGTCAAGAACACCAGCACTGAGACGATTGAGGTTGAAAACGCTAACCTGATCGTTGAGCGCGTAGCCTGAAAGGAGAGGATAGCATGAAAGCACTATACGAGCTGAAAGAAAAATTCGAGATGGAGCTGGAAGAACTGGCCCGGAAGGGTGAACTGGGTGCGGGCGACCTGGAGTTGGCCCACAAGCTCACTGACACCATTAAGAATATCGACAAAATCTGTGCGCTTGAGGAGGACGGCGGCTACTCTGGTGACTCCTATAGCCGCGGCTCCAGCTACCGCCGCCGCCACTACGTCCGCGGGCACTATAGCCGTGACGGCTACAGCAATGACCGGGGTGGCTATAGCCGTGACGGCGGGTATTCCCGGCATGACGCCGTCGAGGCTATGATGGAGCAGGCACGCGATATGATGGAGAGCGCGACCAACGGGAGGGAACGCGAAGCTATCCGTCGGTTTATGACTGAGCTGGAACGGGATTGATAAATCCGACAATAAGAACACCGCCCTATTAAGGGGCGGTGTTCTCTTATCTATGTCATTTGAAAATCCGTTAGCATTTTTGTTAGCATTTTCTTTTTCAAAAGGGTATTTTTAAGTATCTGACTTGTTATCGTAGCTCTCATTTATGAAACTTCAAAAACGCCAGCAAACCATTGAAAAATAAAGAAAAACTCCGAAACCCTTATCGCTAAAGGCTTCGGAGTTTTGGCAGCGGGTGAAGGATTCGAACCCCCGCACAAATCGTTAAAACCATTGTGCCACAATGGTGCTTATTCTTCATTAGCATTTTTGTTAGCATTTTCTTCGCTGCGATAGAATGCACTCAGGGCCGTCTCATAGCGAGCTATGTCCGACTTGGCAATGTGGGTATAGATTTTATGCATGGTTGTGGCATCAGCCCAGCCTCCGATTTCCATTGCGATTTTATCCGGAATCTGGAGGTGGTAAGCCAGGGAGGCGAAGCTGTGCCGGAGGCCATGGACTCCGACATTCGGAAGCCCATTCGCGCTGCAAATCTTTTTGATGGCGCACCGGAGGCTGTTTTGATGTATCTCCAGCACCGGGCCGGATGGTTTCCGGTCACGCTCCAGCGCCACTGCCAGCTCTGGAATCATGATGGGGACCTTGCGGGCTGAGGTAACATTTTTGTTTTGGCGTTTTTCAATATACTTGTTGTCCTCATTCAAAACTACCGCGCCGGATACGCGGATGAATTTCGGGTTCTGAGGTATGTTCTGCCACTTTAAGGCTTGAATTTCTGATACACGGAGAGAGCATAAAGCCAACAGGCAGGGAACCGCATATTTCGTATCCTTGACAGCGGAGACAAATTTTTTTATTTCATCAGGTGAAAGAAATGGCTTTTCGACTGGGATCTGAACCGGAAGGGTAATCGCCGGCAGCTTTTTCCCGGTGGCGTCCTCTACGACGCTTCGAATAAATCCCCAGGCGTTTTTCAGTGTTTTAGGAGAGCATAGGGCGGCCTCCTGATTTACAATGACCTGCCACTCGGACTCCGGTATTTCGTCCAGCCTGCGGGACAGTGTGCTCTTGAACCGGTGCTTTTGAATGGTTCGGTATCCCCGCACAGTCAGAGGGGACAGGGTATTGTCCCGAGCCGATATGTAGCTGTCTATGGCCTCGTTCAATGTCGGGGAGTCTGTTTCCTCCGGTTTCTTCGGGGCTCTCTTACCAACCAGATACTCTGCTTTTACCGCCTGAGCCTGCCGGGTACATTCCTTTTCTGTGCCGGCCGTTACTGGGATGCTTTCTCCGCCGAGGCGGAGCTGTATAAACCATTTCCCGGACGAGAGTTTCCTGGCCTTTGGAACTTTCATTGACAAATTCCCTCCATTCCGATAAAATGAAGGAGCAGACAGCCCACAAGCATCTGCCCTTGAGCCGCCTCCGGTATTGCGAGTACCGGGGGCGGTTTCTCTTGCTTTCTGTCGAACGATATGCTATTCTGATTGTGGCGCTGCACAACGGCAGGCGGTTAGCCACACCTCCCGAAAGGGGGTGAGGCCCATGCGGATCACACTACATATCGGACGGTTCACCGTTACGATTATTGTGAAAAGCAGAAACCGCCACCCTGGCCGGTGACGGTTTCTTAATGGAACTATTCACTTAACACAGGGCTAACCGCTTGTTGCAGCGCCTTTCTGTGTCTATTATAAACCGTCCTGTATTCTCTTGTCAAGGCCGCCTCTCCTGGGGCGGCTCTTTTTATGGCCTCGGCGGGTTGCAGACGGAGCAGGGGGTGTAGCCATAATCAATCGCAGCGGTCACATTATAAATCCAAAAATCGCGTCCTTCTATGTACTGGCATCCATATGTATGATACTTTTCGCCATATTCTGTTACAATAACAGCGTGATCTTGCCAAAATGCTATTTCATATTTTATGGAGTCGTATCTCTCCTTATACATATCTTTTTCGTCGCGTGCGTGATGGTAATTGTCTTCCCACGATTTAACATCATCACTCATATTAAACCAGATTCCCAAACAGGTGGCGGATAATATTATACAAGCGATACCAAGCACTACTACGGCACATAATGGTACAGTATTCTTAATGCTATATGTCTGCTCCAATTTTTTATCGAAATTTTGCTTGAACTTTTTATCATTTCTCTCCATTGAAAACACCACCGCCCATAAAGCAAATGATATTTAATAATAGATTTCATGTTCGGCTAATTCATCACTATATTGAGCTAAAAATTCTTTCCTATATTCCTCGTCCATAGACTCAATTATAAAATTGGCAGTATATTGAGTCCCGTCTTTATATCCTTCAACATATCCAGCATCTTTCCCATCTCTATACCCAACTTCATAATCGGATTCCATTCCGCGATACTCCTTTGGCATTCTTCCACACCCAATCAAGACTATCCCCAATATACAACAAAAAGAAACGATGCAGACTACTCCTTTTTTCATTCTATCCCTCTATCCATAAATGTTCTACTATACTTCTATTTTAGATATAACTTCACAAAAGAGTAAAATTTTTTATTGTGCTCATGCGATATTTAGCGAGATGTTGCGGAACTCCCATATAGGCCGCGACATCTGAAATTGTGCGCTCTAAAAATGGGAGAAGTTCACTGTCATCATACAGAAAATCAAGCGCAAAGCGATCGGCTTCATTCTCGAATTTTTCAACCGAAAATCTTGTGTGCGCTCTCAGAAACGGCGTACTTAGATTCGGATGCAGGATAGCATGAGCCGCCTCATGAGCACAGGTGAATGTAGCGGGATACCCATCCAGTTCCTCATTGATATGTATGAACTTCTGCTTATAACAGCGGTTATAATACCCCAAAATTTCGCCTAAAGGCTCATGGAGCACAATAATACCTAGTGATGCCGCCAAATCGAACGGGTTGCGCGTTTCGTATTTACGGCACATCGCTTCGGCAATCACTTTGGTATCCACCGCTAATCCTCCTTACGGTATTTTTTCGGCGTATACTTTTGCTTGGCAAGTTTCTTACCCATTTCCATACTGTTACGGAGAGAATCTGCTAGGAGCTCGCGGGTTGTCGGATCAATGGATTCGCCTGAAAACATAAGCCCGTCCTGCCCGCTCTCCAGATCTGCTAAAATGTCCGCTAACTTTTTTTCAATATCTCGCTCATCCTTCTTGGTAAGGGTGGGCGCTTTTTTTGTGTCTTCTCCAGTCAGCAAATAGTCGACCGAAACGCCAAAAAATTCACCGAGTTTTAAAAGAGTTTCATAATCTGGTTGGCGTTTTCCGGTCTCATAGTGGGAAATGGTGCTCTCCGCAAGTCCAACAGCTTCTCCAAGGTCTTTCATTGTGATTCCTGTTCGTTTGCGCAATTCCCGCAATTTAAGCATCAAAACCACCCTTTCGCGGCCATTATATACTTTACAATTTGAAAAGTAAATAGAACTATACAAAATGGCAAGAAATTTCTTGACAAACCGTATAGAATGGGTTAATATAAACATGAACTTTCCAAAGTGTATAGAAATGGAGGTGTTAAAATGCGAGAGTGGCTTCGAAATGCACGTTTGGGGAAAGGATTTACGATGAAACGTTTGGCGGACGAACTTCACATATCGGAGAGCTATTACTGTTCAATCGAGAACGGCTATCGGCAGAAGGACATGGATATTTCTCTTGTCGAAAAAATTAGCAAAAGCCTTCGTGTTCCAGTAAGCCAAATCCTCAAGTTTGAGCAATCCCAGCGTACCACAAGGGAAGTACGATAGACTGGACTGAGAGGAAGGGAGTGAAAGGAATCGGTAATTTAGTAGGAATCGCACTTCTAACTATGTCCCTTCTGCCAAAAGCGGCCTTGGAAATATGGTATTTCCAAGGCCGCGCATCAGCAATATTCACTCTATTTTGTTGGGGCTTTGGCACACTCTTACTCTTAAGTGCTTTTGCGCTTTCGCTTTTCTTCGCATTCGCTTTAAACTGAACTGACTCGAAAGGGGATGGAATAAATGAATATCGGCACACCGATTGACAGGGCTTACCCAAAAGTGAAGCCTCTTGCTCAAGCACTGATTGCAGCAGCGAAGGAGCAAGAGGCTACAGTAGAGGATTTTCGGATGGCTTGCGCTCGTGTTGAAAGGGAGATTGAGCGCAAAGCGTCAGGTATTTTGTTTTCTGAACTCAAGGGCGAGTGACAAGCCGCCCTCTATACAGTCAAAAAACATTTGCTTTCGCTCATCCATACTTGCGCTCTGGTTTTCCTGAACCCACGCGGAAAAATTCCCGGAGGCCCATGCCAGAGCTAGATTCTGCTCAAACGGCGTGTACTCTTTTTCCATGTAATCGTACATTAAGATCACCCCCTCTCTTTCCGTCTATGATACCACGGAACGAAAAGGGGGACAACAAAAAACGCCCCCGCCGGTGCTGGAACACCGACGAGGGCTGCAAACCTAATCGACCGCACCGACTAGGCTTGATGGAACGAGTGTACTACTTTCCTTCGAGCCTGTCAACTGGCAAGGAGGAAAAATTATGTCGAACAAGAAAGATGAAATTGAGAACCGCTTTACCGCCGCGAGGCACGTCATGGACGATCTGTGCCGGGCCTACTACGGGATGACCTGGGACGAGCACGAACGCCTTCACGGAGGCCGGGGCGGCTCAGGCGGCTATCTCCCGCTCTTTACCGCCTGCCTCCAGATGGCGGCGGAGCTGGCCGGGAAGGAATTTGACCCGGCCAACTACACGGAGCTGGAGCTGTGGCAGCTCTGTGAGCTGTACGCCGCCTCCGGGCTGTCCGTACAGGATTTTGCGGAGCGGTATCTGTAAAAAGGAGGAATCAGAATGCCAAAATTGAGAATGACAGACCAGCAGCGCAGAGAAAAGGCGCTGATGCGGGCACTCGAAAAAGCAAAATTTGAGAATGACCTGAAATATGATATAGATGTCGCCAACCGTTTGGGCGTCGTTCCTGTTACATATCTGCGCAGAAAGAAAAAGTCATTTCAGACGACGCCCCTACAGGATTTCGCCTTGATGGCACGGGTGCTTCATTTTACAGGCCGGGAGGTCTGTGAGATCGTCGGCGTCCCATACAAGGAGGTGACGACAGAATGAATCATCAGGCCGAGCGCGACAGGCGCGCAAAGGCGTACAGCTACCGGGCCTACCGCCGCCGGGTACAGCAGGCGCAGGCGGTGGCCCAGCGGGTACAACTGGCGGTGGTTGCCGGAGCGGCGCTGGTGCTGGCTATTCTGGTGGCAGCGAGCCTATGAAAAAGCAACTGATCGTGACTACCGTATACCTGTTCTTTTTGTTGGCGCTGGTTGCACTGATCGAAATTGTCTGGAACCAGGAACCGGAACAGCCAGTCATTGAAACCCCGGCGGCAACCACCACCCCGGCCCCCACGCCCACCGGCCCGCTCACCATCCAGATCACCGGACTGGAGGGCGCGGAGAGCATCGACGATGTTTGGGCGGCCATTGTAATCCCACATTGAGGAGGAAGCAAAATGGACTTAAAAAAGATTTTGGACGAGCATCTCCTTTGGCTGAATGGAGAGGGCGGCGGCCGTGCCGACCTGCGCGGTGCCAACCTGTGCAATGCCAACCTGTTCGGTGCCGACCTGCGCGGTGCCAACCTGTGCGGTGCCGACCTGTGCAATGCCAACCTGCGCGG